CAGACGGATGCAGACTGGGCGGCGCTGGGTAATGGTATGGATAATCCGATAGAGAGGGGCTGGATGTGAAAAGAGAGGGCTAAAAAGCCCTCTCCCTGCTTGTTCTTGCTCTTCTAGCTTGTATATTACGTTGCCGCTATTGATTGGATTTCTGCCCGCACTTTATGCTTTGGGAAAAGACAGAGTCAACAGAGCAAGCCTCGAAGCCGTAAGCTGGCGGCTTTTAGGAGTGGCAACAACCCAAATTTGTTATGATGTGCGCCAAATTCGTATTTTCCCTTTTGGCAAGCTCCTGCCAGTCATTGTCCAGCCAGCTCTTTGGAAGATTTTATAAGCGGTTGGCCTTTCTTTATCTGGGCATAAAAAGCTGTCGCCAACCTTCATGTCGTCGATGAAAGCCCATTTTCTCTTGCGCCTTGTTCTTGGCATCTCAACATTTTTCTCGATTATATATCCTTCTTCTGACATTGCTTCCTCCTAGTCGCAGGTTAGTGAGTGGGTGATACGGGCAGTGAATTTGCCCGTGTCGGTATCTAAGCGAACTCCGCTGGAGTGAGTGCCGTATCCAGCATAGGGAAATTCCTGAGAGATGCGGTTGATGAACAGCTCCAGTGGTTCGCGTTCATCGCCTGAGATGCGGTACTCTTTGTAGCCGCAGAGGGTTTTCTGTTCGATTTTCATTATTTGCTCCTTTGTTTTCTGACTATGTTATAGCTATATGCTAAGGATATAGAGTTAGTCAACAACTAATTTGCATTGCTTAACTTGTTGAGATATACAGGGGTTAGGAGGTGCCGATGGCGAAAAGAAAAGGAAACTACAAAACAGTCTGGTCACCAGAGATATTGGATGAGTATCTGAAGCGCATCGCCATTGATGGCATGAGCGCTAGAGGCGTGGGCAAGATGAAGGATATGCCTAGCTATGAGAGCTTCCATATGCTGAAGAGCCGTGATGCTGAGGTAAACAGGCGGTATCTGGAGGCGATGGAATCAAGGGCGACTGCTATTGATGATGAGATAGATGAGGTCATCAAGGCCGTAGCTAACGGAGAGATGGATTACCAAGCTGGCAGGCTGGCAGTGGATACGATGAAGTGGCGTATGACGAAGCTGTATCCGCGCTTTTATGGCGATAATCAGAGGGTTGAGGTGGAGCATAAGACTAGCTTCGTGGATGAGTTGAAGCGGGTTGCCGCAAGGGTGGAGCAGGCTAGGATAGCAGGGGATGAGGTTATTGAGCATGACGATGGGGGAGAAAACCTTTACACCGCCACGCCCGCGCACGAAGCTGAGATTGATAACCATTCGCAAGGTGATAAATGATGGGATATACAACCATCGGTACGCACAACCATAGCGTTCTCAATAATATCAATAACTTACAGATAATCAGCCGACATAATCGTGTCCATAATACACATTATGCGACAAAAGATTACCATAGGTAGGTATTTTTGCCAGAATACCCCCCCTTTTCGCACACGCGGGGGGCGGTGAGAAAAAGAACATACCCAGCATAAGGAGAACCCATGCCCCCCCTTGAATCTCTAGCCCCACCATCTCCCGACACGCTTTTTGCAAATGCAAAAACCGCCTACGAGTTGCAAGATTTCGAGCAAGCCGCGAGGTTGTGCAATCAGATACTGGAGACGCACCAGCATCCCCTTGTTGCTAATCTGTTGGGTATGAGCCTGCTCAAGATGGACAAGCCTGAGTTTGGCGAGAGGGTGTTGCACGAGGCTATTGCGCTTGACCCTAACTGTGTCGCGGCTTTGGCTAATCTGGGCAATTACTATCGCGAGAATATGCGGATTAAGCAGGCTGAGGAGCTGTTGCAAGCCGCTTACAAGCTACGGCCTGATAATCATCAGGTAAATCACAATATGTCTGTTCTGTGCCTTGAGAGCGGGCGGTTTGATGAAGGGTTGCGCTTTGCCAGAAAGGCGCAAGAAATCAACCCTGACCATGAGGCAACCAAGCACACATTATCTTTGGCTTTATTGCAAAACGGTCAATATGACGAGGGGACTGAGCTTTACGAGGCTCGGAAAACTGTTTTTCTGCGCGATAAAAGCCCACTGCCAGCATATACGGGCGGCAAGGCTAAGGTGATTATCCGGCAGGAGCAGGGCTTTGGTGACACGCTTATGGTTAGTCGCTGGTTGCCAAAGTTGCAAGAAATGGGTGCTGATGTGACCCTAGTAGCCCCCACTGCGTTATATAAGCTGATGAAGGATTCCGGCTTGTGCGATGTGCATAATGCTGACGCTGATATGAACAGCTACACCCATCATTTATGGACAATGGATTTAATGCGGATGTTCGGCAAGGACTGGGCGAACATTTCTGGCAAGCCTTACTTTACGGCAGACCCCCAGCTTGTTGAGAAGTGGTGCATGATGCTTGGCAAAAAGAAAAAACCCCGCATTGGGTTTTGCTGGTCTGGCAGTAGTCGCAAGGATAATCCTCATGCGTTTATTATTGATAAGCGGCGCAGTTTGTGCATTTCGGAGGCGAGGAGCTTAATGCACGGTATTGACGCTCAGTGGGTCAATTTGACGCGAGAGTTGGGTTTGCCAGACAGCACTGACTTCTCAGCCCAAATAAAGGATTTTGCCGAAATGGCAGGGCTTCTTAAGAATCTGGATTTGGTGGTTACGGTTGATACGGCTCTGTGCCATTTGGCGGGCGGTCTTGGTGTGAACACGATATGCTTGCATCGGTATGATATGTGCTGGCGCTGGCATCCATATACTGAGCAGACCCCGCTATATGAGGGTATGCGGCATTTCCGGCAACCCGCCCCCTTTGATTGGCAGAGCGTTATAGGGGAGGTGCGCGATGAAATCACAAAACTTTACAACTGATTTACTGCACAAGATACACAGCGACCCTGTTTTCTTTGTTGAGAGCATCCTTGAGGCCAAGCCTCAGAAGTGGCAGGCCAATGCGCTTATGGCAGTTGCAAGCCATGACAGGGTGTCTATCAAGTCTGGTCACGGCGTGGGCAAGACGGCTTTTCAGAGCTGGTTAGTGCTGTGGTGGTTGCTCAGTCATTATCCGTGCAAGGTTGCCATTACGGCTAACACAGCACACCAGTTGAGTGATGTTCTGTGGACGGAGATAGACAAGTGGGCGAGAAAACTGCCGGAGGGCTTCAAGAACCTGCTGGAGTTCAAGTCTGACAAGATTAGCCTGAAGGGTGCAAGCGACAGTTTTGCCGTTGCAAGAACCAGTCGCAAGGAAAACCCAGAGGCGTTACAGGGCTTTCACAGCGAGAATATGCTGTTTTTGGTGGAGGAGGCATCTGGTGTGCCGGATGTTGTGTTTCAAGTGGCTGAGGGTGCTTTGTCCACCACTGGGGCAAAGACGGTCATGTGCGGCAACCCCACCCGCTCTGACGGATTCTTTTACGAATCATTCCATTCTATGCGCCATTTATGGCACAACATCACGGTTTCTTGCCATGAGGGTGAATATGTATCTGAGGACTTTTTAGCAAATATGGCTGAGAAGTATGGCGAAGATAGCAATGTGTACAGGGTGAGGGTTCTGGGCGAGTTCCCCACCCAGTCTGATGATGTGCTTGTGCCGCTTTATATTGTTGAGGAGGCTACCCGCAGGGAGGTAGTGCCAAGTCCCACCACGCCCGTTGTTTGGGGTCTGGACGTAGCAAGATTCGGCGGGGACAGAAGTGCGCTGGCTAAGAGGCAGGGGCAAGCCCTCTTAGAGCCGATTAAGACATGGCAGAACAAAGACCTGATGGAGCTAGCGGGGATTGTCCTGACCGAGTATGAGGCTTGCAACTATCAGAGCAGGCCGCAGGCGATTTACATTGACGCTATCGGCCTCGGCGCAGGGCTTGCTGACAGGCTGAGAGAGCTAGACCTTCCGGCAGTGGCTATATCGGTCAGCGAGACAGCCAGTCTGAAGGAGCGCTTTGGCAGGCTGAGGGATGAGCTGTTCTGGAACGCGAGAGAGTGGTTTGAGGCGAGGGATTGCCAAATACCAGACGATGACACGCTGATACAGGAGATAACGGCTATCCGGTACAAGTATCTCAGCACGGGCAAGCTGAAGG